ACCTTAGATGATCTTACAGCTCTTTCTATTCGTGATGAAATTGAAAATTCAATCCGTAACTTTGAACCAAGAGTACAACTGATTGATGTGATTGTTGTTCCAGAATATGATAATAATGAATTTAATATTACTGTTGTTTATAACATTATTGGCATCGATGTGCCCGCTCAACAGTTAGAATTTGTTTTGCTACCATCACGATAAATGTCACTTCAAAACTTTACTGGTCTCGATTTTGACCAGATTAAAACAACTCTTAGAGATTATCTAAAGTCAAATTCTAACTTTACGGATTATGACTTTGAGGGGTCAAACTTATCTACAATTTTAGATGTTTTAGCGTATAATACATATATTACCTCTTATAATGCTAACATGGTAGCAAATGAGGTGTTTTTGGATAGTGCAACACTGAGGGAAAATGTTGTTGCACTAGCAAAAAATATTGGTTATTTACCAAGATCAAAAAAATCATCTCGCTCCACAATTAATTTTTTCGTAGATACGACTGAAATATCTCCCACACCATCGTCTTTGATATTAAAAAAAGGTCCTATTATATCTTCGGGTAATCAATTTGGGGGAGAGTCTTTTGTTTTTGGTATTACAGAAGATGTAACTGTTCCTGTTATTGATGGTATTGCTTCATTTGATGAATTAATTGTCTATGAGGGAACCATGGTTAATCAAACTTTTACAAAGTCTGATCGTAATCTTCAACAAAGATTTATTTTAGATAATATTGGTATTGATTTAGACACTCTTAAAGTTTCGGTTAAAGAATCTATCACTTCCTCTGCCTCGGTAAAATATACTAGACAGGATAATTTATTCACAGAAGATGGTGGATCGACTATTGTAGGGTCATCCACTGTTTATTTTATTCAAGAAATACAAGATGAAAAATATGAATTAGTTTTTGGTGATGGTATTTTTGGTAAAAAATTATCTGATGGAAATGTAGTTGAAGTTTCATATATTACAACTTCAGGCGATTCTGCAAATGGGTTGAATAATTTTACATTTAGTGGCAATTTAAAATATGTGCGTAATTCAATTGAATATACTGTAACATCTGGAATTTCTCTTATAACCACATTTGGACCTGCAAGTGGAGGAGAGGCAATTGAAAGTGTTGATTCTATTAAAAAGTTCTCACCATTTCAATATTCAACGCAAAACAGAGTTCTTACATCACTAGATTATCAAACTTTAATTCCAAATAAAATTTATCCAGAAGCTGAATCAATTAGTGTTTTTGGGGGAGAAGATTTAGTTCCTCCGCAATATGGAAAAGTTTTTATTAGCATAAAACCACGAAATGGTGATTTTGTTCCAAACTCAATTAAACAAAATATAAAAAGAGATCTTAAAAAATATGCTGTTGCTGGAATTATTGCAGAAATTTTAGATTTAAAATATTTGTATATTGAAACTGATAGTAAAGTTTATTATAATAGCAATTTGGCTCCAAACGTGCCATATGTTTCATCTCTCATCCAATCTACAATTACAAAATACAAAGAATCAACAGAATTAAATAGGTATGGTGCCAGATTTAAATATAGTAAATTTTTGGGAATAATTGATCAAAGTCACCCTGCAGTGACCTCTAATATTACAACCTTACGAATGAGAAGAGATTTGGGACTGGCAATAGGATCATTCGCAGAGTATGCAATTGATTTTGGTAATGAGTTTCATATTACATCTATGAACGGATTCAATATTAAGTCAAGTGCATTTAAAGTTTTAGATATAATCGAGGATGTTTATCTTGGTGATATTCCAAACTTGGACAGAAAAACTGGAGTAATTACTTTATATTCTTTATCTGTATCTGGATCAACGGAACCAGTTATAAGAAGAAAAAATATTGGAAAAATTGATTACAAAAAAGGAAGAATTACAATAAACCCAATTAATATCATATCTGGAAAATCGAAATTTGGGCAACAAATTTTAGAAATTTTTGCTATCCCACATTCAAATGATGTGATTGGTTTACAGGATTTGTATTTGCAACTAGATATTAGTAATGTGGAAATGATTGTTGATGAAATTAGTTCGGGATCAGATACCGCTGGTTCTACCTATACAACTAGCAGTAGTTATCGTGATGTTAGTAACAATGCTTATTGATACCTTTCATTTAATAAATTGTTTAAAATAAAAAGATGACGGAAAAAAGAGTACAGTTTAATCAAATCGTAAAGAATCAATTACCATCTTATGTTAGAGAGGAATTTCCTCTTATTGGTGAGTTTTTATCTCAATATTATAAAGGACAAGAATATCAAGGTGGTCCAATCGATTTGGTTCATAATATTGACTCTTACATAAAATTAAATGAGTGTGGTCGCGTTGTAGGATTTACATCTCTTTCTTCTAACATTGGTATTACTTCTACAACAATTTCTGTTAAAAATACTAGTGGATTTCCCGAAAATTATGGTCTTTTGAAAATTAATGACGAAATCATTACTTACACTGGAATTACTACTAATAGTTTTACTGGTTGTATTCGCGGATTTAGTGGTATTACCTCTTTTAGAAATCCAGATATTCCAGAAGATCTTATATTCTCAACATCAATCGCAGAGGATCATAATACTAACGATAGAGTAATCAATCTAAGTTCATTATTCTTAGATGAATTTTTAAAAAAACTCAAAAGACAATATTTACCTGGTATTGAAAATAGAGACTTAACTCTTAATTTAAATGATTCTGAATTTATTCGACATTCTAAAGATTTTTACACTACAAGAGGAACTGACGTATCTTTTAAAATTCTCTTCAAATCTTTATATGGGGTTGATGTCGAAGTTATTAAGCCAAGAGATTATATTATTTCAGCATCAAATGCAAATTTTAGAAAACAAAGAAGTATTATTGTTGAAGCAATTGCCGGAGATCCATTTGATCTTGTCAATAATACTCTTTTTCAAGATGAATTCGAAAATATTCCTAAAGCATCTTCACCAGTAGCAAATGTTGAAAGAATTACCGTAGGTGTTCTCACTGATGTTTATTATCGACTTGGAATTGATGGATCATACATTCAAAATACAGGAACTTCTGATTTATTATATGATAAATTTTCAGTACATGCAAAATCTCAAGTCATTGGTGAAGTTGGTATCGGACAAACTTTTATACCTGTTGATTCTACGTTAGGATTTCCACAATCAGGAACTCTTTCTTTCACTTATAAAAATACAACCGCAGGAATTGTAACATATGCCTCTAAAACAATTAATCAATTTTTGGGTGTGGTTGGATTAGGAGCAACAATTGCAGATGGTGCTGACATAGATCAAAGCACATATGCATACTCGGCTGGTCTTGGTAAAACAGATGGAATACAAGTTAAAATTAGAGGTGTTTTAAATAATCTCGATGTTTCAACAAATACTCATAATCAAAAAATAGGATCGAGAATAAAAATTAAATCTCTTGGGAAAATAGCAGAAAATGATCCAAGATCAAATAATTGGTTATTTAATACTGCTCCATATTATGAAGTAAATTCAATGTCACTTGTTGATTCTGTCAATGGAACATTTAGGTTAGAAACAAAAGATGCACATATTCTTAGAATTGGTGATGGTTTAAGACTTACTGATAATGAAAGTCAGAATATTTTTGGATTTAATGTTCAAGAAATTTTTAATGAAAAAACCTGTCTGATTAGAGGTTTTGGAGTTGCTAATCCTAACAAAATAAGAAGGATAACAAAAGTTTTAACAAAATGCGATTCCGACTTATATTCAAATTTAAATGAAGTTACGGCTAATATTCAAAACGTATATATTGACGCTAATAAAAATTTAGTGGCTTCTCCATCTCTTCCTGCATTTTCTGGAGTTAAATTAAATCCTAAATTACAAAAATATACTTTTTCTGGAACTTTTGTTGCTAACGAAGATACTTTTAAAATCACGGATAGAATAGACCATAATTATTTTACAGGTGATGCTGTTTATTACACACCAGAAAAAAATTCTAGCGGAGATATCATTACAACTCTGGGTTTTTCTGAGGGTTTATATTTCGTCAAAAGAATAGATGAAAATAGAATTAAACTCGCAAAAAGTCCATCTAACATTTACAATAATATTTTTGCAAAAGTTCAAGATAAAACTCCCACAACAACGATTAGCAATCATACAATAGAAAAGTATGATTTTCAAGGTAGAATAATTAAACCTCAAAAGTTGTTAAGAGAAATTGCAAATCCTATTGTAGATGACAAAAAAACTGAAACTCCTATTGGATATACAGGTATTTTAATTAATGGAGTAGAAATTTTAAATTATAAATCAAAAAGTGTTCTTTATTATGGAAGAATAAACAGAATTGACGTTGTTTCTGGAGGTAAAAATTATGATGTTGTAAATCCTCCAGTTGTAAGAATTAACGATACAAACGATGAGGGTTTTGTTGTTGGAACTGGCGCTACTGGTTTTGCTGCGATACAAGGAAAATTTGAAGAAATTCGTGTATTAGATTTTGGATTTGATTATATTAATATTCCTACAGTTAAAATTAGTGGTGGAAATCCAATTAGACCAGCAAAAGCGGAAGCAAAATTAATTACAATACCACATG